TAAAGTAGAAGCACAAGATGCCCTGTCATCAGAAAAAAAGAACATCTTTCAAGAGAACTTAGAACGACAGATGGTATCTAAGGATTTTTTAGGAGAGCTGCAGGGTACTTTTGGAGTAGACACTTTTACTATGCCCCCTGAAGACATTCCTGAAGATGACGCTGCACTCAGTTTATATATGCAAATGAATTATAAGCCAGCTATTGAGATTGCTGAAGAGATAGGTATTAATAGCATATTGGAGGATAATGAATATCAAGACTTGAGAAAAAGAATAGACTATGATCTTATGGTTATAGGTATTGGCGCAGCAAAACAACACTTCCTTCCTGGCTCTGGCATCAAAGTAGAATATGTTGATCCAGCTAATATGGTATATAGTTATACTGAAGATCCCTTTTTAAAAGATTGTTTCTATTGGGGAGAGATAAAGACTGTGCCTATAACTGAATTAATAAACATAGATCAATCACTAACCACTGATGATTTAAAAGAAATAGCTCAATATAGTCAGACCTGGTATGATTACTTTAATGTAGCTCAGTGGTATCAGAACAGCATTTTTGCTAGAGATACTGCCACTCTTCTTTACTTTAACTATAAAACCACACAGAAGTTTGTTCATAAAAAGAAGAATCTAGATAATGGTGGCGAAAGAGTTATAGAAAAAGAAGACACCTTTAATCCTCCAGAAGAACTTATGGAAGAAGGAAACTTTGAGAAGGTTGAAAAAACCATAGAGGTGTGGTATGAGGGCATTATGGTAATGGGAACAAATATTGTGTTGAAATGGGAGATGGCTAAAAATATGGTCCGACCTAAATCTGCAAGCCAATATGCCTTATCCGAATATGTAGCTGTAGCTCCTAGAATGTATAAAGGCAATATAGAGTCTTTAGTTTCTAGGATGATCCCCTTTGCTGACCTCATTCAGATCACCCATCTAAAATTACAACAGGTAGTGTCCAGGGTAGTGCCTGATGGAGTATATATTGATGCTGATGGGTTAAATGAAGTAGACTTAGGCAATGGAGCAGCATATAATCCTGAAGACGCATTAAGGCTATACTTCCAGACAGGAAGCGTTATTGGTAGAAGCTATACTCAAGATGGGGAGTATAATCAAGGAAAAATACCTATTACCCAGCTTAATTCTAATAATGGAACTGGCAAAATGCAAATGCTTCTGCAGAACTATAATCATTATTTAGATATGATTAGAGCAGTAACAGGGCTTAATGAAGCGAGAGATGCATCTACCCCAAATCCTGATGCTCTGGTAGGGGTTCAGAAGCTGGCTGCTTTAAATTCAAATACTGCTACCCGACACATATTAGATTCTAGTCTTTATATTATGAGGAAGTTAGCTCAAGGGTTGTCCTATAGAATGGCTGACGTTTTAGAGCACAGTGACTTTAAAGAAGAATTTGCTAATAAGATAGGAAAATATAATCTCAAAATTTTAGAAGACATCAAGGACTTATACCTTTATGACTTTGGAGTCTATATTGATGTTTCTCCTGACGAAGTCCAAAAGGCTATGTTGGAACAAAACATACAAATGGCTCTTTCTAAAAATGACATCAACCTAGAGGATGCCATTGATATTAGAGAAATAAAAAATATCAAACTTGCCAACCAGCTATTAAAGTTAAAGCGTAAAGAAAAAGCAGCATCGGACCAAGAGCAGGCACAGATGATGCAAGAGATGCAATCGCAGGCTCAACTTCAGGCACAGCAAATGAAGTCACAGACCGAAATGGCTAAGATAGAAATGGAAGCAAAATCTAAGATAGCTGTGATACAGGCTGAAACTAGCATGGGGATGCAAAGGTTAGAAAAAGAAGCAGAACTCAAAAAAGTATTGATGGCAGAAGAGTTTGGATATCAGCAGCAGTTAAGGGATATCTCCGAAGGTGCTCTTAAAGATAGAGAGAATCAGAGAGAGGATGCAAAAGCAACTCGTATTGATCAAGCCAACACTCAACAATCGCAATTAATTAATCAAAGAAAGAATAACTTACCACCTCAAAGCTTTGAGTCTAATGAAGATTCACTGGATGGCTTTGATTTAGCTGAATTTGAACCAAGATAAAATCTGGGTTTTTTAGTATTAATAAATTATGTAGTTTTGTATAACAACTTTAATTAAATTCAATCAAATGGCAGAAATAACAGTAAAGGCTTTAGATGTAGAAGAAAAATCTACGCAAGAAGTAGAAAAAGAATTGCTTGAGAAGCATGAAGCACAGTTTGTGGATGGCGAGACAAGTACAGAAAAAGTTACTGAGACTACAGAGGATAAAGTAGTTGAAGAAGAAGAAAAACCATCACTGAGTGATGGAGACGTTCTTTCATATATTGGGAAAAGATATGGTAAAGAGATAGAATCTCTAGACCAATTATTTGAAGAAAGAAACAACTCTGAAGAATTACCCGAAGATGTTGCGGCTTACTTTAAATATAAAAAAGAAACAGGTAGGTCTATTGAGGACTTTGTTAAATTAAATAAAGACTTCGACAAGACTGAACCTAACGAACTTTTAGCTAATTACTATAAGTTAACTGATGAGTATTTAGATGATGAAGACATAGATGATATGTTGGAAGACTTTGATTACGATGAAGATTTAGATGACGAAAAGGAAATTAAGAAAAAGAAATTAGCAAAAAAGAAAGCAGTGTCTACTGCTCGTAAGTTTTTTGAAGAGCAAAAGGAACAATATAAAATGCCACTTGAGTCAAGACAGGCAGTTGATCCAGAAGCGAGCAAAGAGATGGCAGAGTATAAGACAAAGCTACAAGAGGCTAAAGCCAGAGACGAAAGGATTGCTTCAAATAGAGAGATTTATTTGAAAACAGTAGAGGAGGTATTTAATGATGATTTCAAAGGTTTTGATTTTAAAATTGATGACCAAACACTTTCATTTAATCCAGCGGGAGTAGAAGAACTGAAGAAAGCAAATGGTGACATTACCAATTGGGTAAAGAATTATTTGAATGACTCAGGAGAAATAAATGATCGCAAGGGGTTTCACAAAGCGTTAGCAATAGCAAACTACCCAGACAAGTTTGCGAGGTTTTTTTATGATAAAGGCAAAGCAGATGCTGTGACAGCGGATGCGAAAAGAACAAAAAATATTGACTATTCAGAACGAAAAGCTCCAGAGGTGTCTAGCAAGGGCGGGATGCAAATCAAAGCAGTTTCTGCTACCAGTGATGGTAACAGGCTGAAAATTAGAAAAAGGAAATAAATTATTAATTAAAAAATAGAAATTATGAGTGTTTTAGCAACTCCTGGATACGACTTGATTCCAAGTGCAGAACGAGTCGCTGTTGCAACTAATTACCTCACTAACGCAGATTTTAATTTTATGAATCAGTATTTACCTGATACATATGAGAAAGAATTTGAGAGGTATGGCAACAGAAGTATCAGCTCCTTCCTAAGAATGGTAGGCGCAGAAATGCCTTCAAACTCTGACCTTATTAAATGGGCAGAACAAGGAAGGTTGCACATTAAGTACACCGATTGCGCTTCAGATGGAGCAGCAGGCGATGATGGTGCGAACATTACTGTAAGTGATAACCTAACTCCACCTATTAGCGGAGGAGGCACAACCACAGGCGGCAATGGTGGAATAGCAATCAGAGAAGGTCAAACAGTAATGATATCAGCGAATGCTGGCGCATCTACTCTTTGGAATAAAGCGATTGTTGGTACTGTTAACTATGCAACTGCAACTTTTGCTGTTTCGTATTATGAGCTGGGTGGGCAAACATTTGCCGCTACTGATCAACTAACAGTATTCATCTATGGCTCTGAATTTGCAAAAGGTCAGCTTGGTATGACTGAAAGTCTTCAATCTGATGATTACATCTTTGAAAACAAACCAATCATAATCAAAGACAAATATGCTGTCAGTGGTTCTGATATGGCTCAAATAGGATGGATTGAGATCACTTCTGAAGGTGGCGCAACTGGATACCTATGGTATTTGAAGTCTGAGTCAGATACAAGAATGCGTTTCGATGATTATCTTGAAACTGCAATGATCGAAGCTGTTCCTATGGAAAACGTAAATAACCTAGCAGCTGGTATAGCTGATGGTTCACAAGGTGTTTTCTGGGTGGTTAAAGCAAGAGGAAACGTCTTTCAAGGTGCTCCCGCTACTTTAGCTGACTTCGATGCTATCATCCAAAGGCTTGATAAGCAAGGATCAATTGAAGAGAATGTTATTTTCTGTAACAGAGAATTGAGTTTTGACATAGATGATATGTTAGCTGCTCAAAATTCTTATGGCGCAGGTGGTACTTCTTATGGACTTTTTGATAACGATGAGGAAATGGCTCTTAATCTTGGATTCACTGGATTCAGAAGAGGGTATGATTTCTACAAATCTGATTGGAAATATCTTAACGATGCTTCTATGAGAGGTGGACTTAACGCTGGTAAAGTGTATGGACTTTTAGTTCCTGCAGGATCTACCACTGTTTATGACCAAATCTTAGGAAAGAATGCGAAAAGACCTTTCCTTCATGTTCGTTATAGAGCTTCTGAAACTGAAGATAGAAGGTATAAAACTTGGATCACTGGTTCTGCTGGTGGAGCAAGAACTTCTGATCTGGATGCAATGGAAGTCAACTTCTTGTCAGAAAGAGCTGTATGCACATTGGGTGCGAACAACTTCTTCCTTATAGAAGATTAGTTTTTACAATTCAAATAAAGGGAGTGGCTTAGGTCACTCCTTTTTTTAACTTTAATTAAATTTAATACAATGACAAAGAAAAAACCTACAGAGGTGTTTGTAAACAAGACTTACAAGCTCACTAGACTCGCAGCTCCTTTATGTTTTATGCTGTCTTCTAAACATACAAAAAGAAAACCCTTATTATATTTTGACGAAAAAGAAGGCATTAATAAGCCACTTCGTTATGCACGAAATCAAAAGACTCCTTTTGAAGAT